GCTCCGACTATTATCGCGATGTGCCAATTTTCAGATCTGCGGACGGGGTCAATTGGCAGAAAATCGATATCTCTAATAATCTCAACAGCGGCTTCGGGCACCTTTACACGGTCGACGGGTTCTTCATTCTTGCCGGCAGCTGGCTGGAAATAATCGCCCCCGTCTCTTTCATCAATTGCCAAAATGTCTATACTGGCCAAATCTTTGCTTATCCTTGCACTGTCACGGGCTCTCAGCCGTTCGTCGGAGGCTCGGCATTGTCATCTGCCGATCAAGGAAAGACCTGGAAATTGATCGATAAGAACGTCAATTTCGGCACTCCGGGCGTCACCTACAACGGCCCTACACCCAATCAATACACGGTAGTTTTTCCCGCTTCGCCGGCCAATGTGACCCATGTCGTTCCGATACCCTGGGCTTCGGGAAAATACGCGCCCGCGCAGTTTGGCACCGCCCAGGACGGCTGCGGCAATGGCAAGATAATGGTGCGAAAGGGCGCTCGTGACAGCACGAACGCGGTGCTGGAAACCTCGACGGACGGCGGCAACACCTGGACTAAATCGCTGACCATGACGGCTGTGCCCGGGTACAATGACGGTTTCCTCTCGCTGCTGTTCCAGCCAACATGATTCCCGGAGCGATTACCCAACGGCCGGGAACTCGGCCGACCGTGGTTGCCGTTCATGCCGGCATTGGGCCGTGTTGAACAGTTGAAAAAGAACGACGAGGACGAGCCATGCCACTGACCGCCAAGGGCGAGAAGATCCGCGCTGCCATGCACGCGCAATACGGTGCCAAGAAGGGCGAGAGCGTGTTTTATGCCTCGATCAACAAGGGCAACATCAAGGGCGCCGAGAAAGTGGGCGAGCGGCCCAATCCGTCGACCGATACGCCGCTCAATTTTGATGGTCATCCCAAGCATTCGGTCAAGCATCATTCCAAGGGCCGCGGCGGCTCGTTGCATTCGGCGCGCGACCCGGGCGGCCGCACCGCGCCGGGTTTCGACCGCTCCTAAAAATAAGTGACGTTTGATCAATTTGTTGTTGCGGTAACGATTGTGCTGGTGTTGGTGATAGTTTTGCTGATTGCGTTCAATTGGTATATTGATCGGTGATATGCCGACCGAATTTGATTTCATTGCCGGCACCGAGGTGGCCAAGTTAAATGAAGTTGTGGATCGCTGCCAATGTGCTCGCGATAATTGGCTATATTGCTTATCTATTTCATATTGGATTGGTCATTCGATGATTGCTTATGCCGCGCGCACTGGTACTCGCCGCAATCTCGAAGCGCTTCGACGCCAGGGATGGCGACTGATGATTTCCGCCAAAGGATGTCATCGCAATGAAGGATTTCCTTACGCGCTTGACAATGGAGCTTGGCACTCGTTTTGTCGTCAGTTGCCATTTGACCGAGCGGCATTTCTGACGGCCTATCATAAGTTGGGGCCGGGCGCGGACTTCGTTATATTGCCGGATATTGTCGCTGGTGGTGAGTGTTCACTGGCATATTCATTGAATTGGCGGAACCAATTAGGCGCGCCGTTATGCTCGCAATTATTGGCGGTTCAGGATGGCATGGATGCTGATGAGGTTGCGCCGCTGGTCGGAGCTGAGCTCGGTATTTTCGTCGGTGGAACGACTGAATGGAAACTGGCAACGCTGCCAACGTGGGCGACGTTAGCTCGTGCTCGTCGAGCTTATTTGCACATTGGTCGGGTCAATACCGTGCGGCGCATCGCGCTATGCGCGGCGGCCGGTGCCGACAGTTTCGACGGTTCAAGCGCATCGCGTTATGTAGTAAATCTGCCAAGGCTCGATAATAGTCGCCGTCAATCTGATTTGTTCACCTATGCCGACCGAATTTGATTTCATTGCCGGCACATTGGCGTCGGGAGCCGCCTCAGGCGCCTCCTCGGGCCGCTGACGTTCTAGAGATGATCCCAGGCGTCACCACCCAGGGTCCGCGGCACCCGACGCATGTCAGCGTCACTTCCAGGCACGGCCAGACCGTTACTGCGCAAGTGCCGCTGGCTAGGGGCAAGCTGATCAATCCGAGGATTGCTCAGTTGCTAAGCCCCGGCCAAAGGATTGCGCATGGCAAACTGCCGCTGGTTTCCTCGCCGCAGGCCGCTTCGCTCACGACGAAGAAAATCACGTTGCTGGCCCTCTCGCAGCCGCAGCGAGTCGCCTTGGCTTTACCTCCCCGCATAGTCCTGTCGCAGCCACAATCAGTGGCAGCTATTGCGCCAGGGCCCGCGGCGACAGCTTTTCTGGCGCGGACCAGCGGGCTGAACGGCACGCATCAGCAAGCGTACTGCAATTTGATCAATGGTCTCGTGCTTGACGGGGTGTGGTCAAAGCTCGATGTGCTCTACATCTTTGCTACGCAGAATTCGACTACGGCGCTGCTTAATCTCGTCTCGTCGAGCTTCAGCGGGGTTCTGACTTCGGTGCAGCCAAGCTTTAACGCGGATCGCGGCTTCACCGGGGTCGACGCGGCAACGAATGTTTACATCCTTACGCAATTCAATCCTGTGACTGCTACCTCGCCGCAGTACGTCACGAATTCATGCCATGCGTCGATCTGGGCCGCTACCAATGTCATTAGCAGCAGCAGTGGCGGATGTTTTATCGGCGGCGGCCCAGTGGGCCAAACGGCCAATACTACTTCCTTGTTCCCGAGATATTCGGACGGCAATGCCTACTTCAGAATTAATGACAGCAGCGCTTCCGGATCGCAGGGCGCATCTTCAACATCCGTTGGCCACTGGGTGGCGAGCCGCACCGGCGCATCAACGAGCACCGGCTATCATAACGGCGCGGTTTTCGGCTCTCCGAATGCAACGTCGGGCACGATAACATCTCAAGCCTTCAACGTTTGCTCCTATGGCCAGTCTGGAGCAAACACCGGCTCTTCAGGGAGCGCTGCTCAAATTTCCATGGCCAGTCTCGGCGGCGGCCTCACAGCAACCGACGTGACCAACCTCTATAACCGGTTACGGGCTTACATGACGGCGGTCGGAGTGCCTTGATGGCGATCGTTTATCGGCTTGTTAAAGGTTCGCCGCTTACTTTCGCCGAGGAAGACGGCAATTTTTCCAACCTCGACGGCCGCGTGGCAACGCTTGAGACGGCGCACGCCGCCAATCCGATCGATGCGATCACGGTCAGCGGCAATCAGCTGACCTTTCATTACACGACTGCGGCTGGCGGCGGTTCAGACACCGTAACTTTTCCGACCGCGCAATGGCACGGACGCGGTCCTTGGCTGCCGTCAACTTCATATGCAGTCAATGATCTGGTCACCAACGCCAACAACCTTTATCTGGTCCAGGTTGCGCACACCAGCCAGACCACGTTCGACGCCGGCTACCAGATCGGCGGCGTCAACGTTTATCAGTTTCTGCTCGGCCCAATGGGCGAGACCGCGACCGGAACGCTTTCTGGCTCGACGTATACGCTGGCCGGGACCGACAATTTGATGTTCTATCGCTGCACCAATGCCGGCGGCATCATGGTTACCATACCGCCGAGCTCCAGCGTTGCCATCCCGTTGAACGCTGAAATTAGCTTTCGTCAATGCACGATGGCCGTCGTGTTCGAATGGACCACCGGCTCGGTGACCGTCAACATTCCCGCCGGCTTTTTCGCACATACCAACTACGTCGGAGCGGTGGTTACCTTGAAGCAGGTTGCGACCGACGTGTGGGACGTCTTCGGAGCGCTGCAGCCAACATCATGATCGCAGAATCGGCTTTCGCGCTGTCGTTGATCGCGCTGCACGCGCCGAATGGGCAGCTCATTGAAATAAATCCGGACCATGTTTCCAGTTTGCGATCGATTTCCGATCTCGCCGTCAAAGGCAAGCATTTTCCGCCCGCGACGCATTGCATAATCGTCATGACCAATGGCAATTTTAATGCTGTCGCAGAAACCTGCGAGCAGGTTGATAAAATATTAACGCATAGCGAGGGCCGCGAGCAATGAGGGTCGCAATATCGGCAGGCCATGGCAAACATGTGCAAGGTGCCACCGGTCCGGCACCTTGGGGTTTGAACGAAGTCGATGAAGCGCGGCGGGTTTGCCTCGAACTGGCCGAGCAGCTCAAGCTTTTCGGCGTCGATGTTGCTGGGCCATTCTTCGATGACACCTCGACCACGCAAAGCCAGAACCTATCGGCCATCACGAACTGGCACAATGCGCAGACGCGCGAGCTCGACATCAGCGTGCATTTCAACGCTTCGGACGGTCAAGGCCATGGCACTGAGTGCCTTTATGTGACGCAGGAGCGACTGGCCGAGGAGATCGCCGGCGCGATCGCAGCTGCCGGGCATGTCACTAACCGCGGCGCAAAGTATCGGTCGGATCTGGCCTTCCTCAATAACACGACCGAACCGGCCGTACTCATCGAGGTCGTGTTCGTAGATAATCAAGGCGACGTTCGCGCCTATCACACGCACTTCGACGCCATCTGCGAGGCGATCGCGCAGACGGTCTGGGCATCATTCGAAAAGCCCGAAGCGACCGTCATGCACGTCAAAGGGACATGCTCGTGGTTCGGCGGCCCGACCGACTACGGTGTCTCGGCCAGCGAAGGCCTCGCGCTAGAAGCCGAAGGCGTAAATCCCGAGCAAAAGCCGCACTTATTCCTCGCCGAACAACCGGCCGGGACGACCGGCAATGCGCGGCGGTTAAACGATCAGCAAATGTATATTGCCTGCCGCTGGGACTACGATGTGCACCCTAAAGAACGTTTGGCCGGCCATGAAATGGCGCTGGTCAAATCGCCAAAGACCGGCAAGCATGTGCTTTGCCATCCAGTCGACTGGGGCCCGCACGAAGAAAAGACCGGTCGCGTTGCCGATCTGTCGCCCGGTGCAATGGACGAACTCGGCATCGAGACCGATGACGAAGTCGAAGTGATTTATCCCGCACCACACCATCGCAAAGCAAAGTGATCATGACCTATTATCCGCAAGTGCAGACGAAATACGAAATCAATGCCAACGTTCAGCTCAAAGAGGGCAGCGGCACAGTTCAGAAGCTGATCATCCATATTCGCGGCGAGAGCGGCGTTTGGCGCGTCTGGGACAGCATCGGAATGCCGGCCGGCGACAATCCCGGCCGCATTGTCTGGGCGGCCCAATTCGATAACCCGCGTGTCCAGGAAGCCTGCATCGTCGATCTTGACTGGCCGTTCGACACGGGGCTGTTTCTGCAAATCCCGCCTAAAGGCGTTTGCACTGCGAGCTGGCTGTGACTGTCCTCGGCTTCGGAATGTTTGGCCTGGGCGCCGAATTTACCGATCCGGCGGCCATCGAATTCGCGAACCGTGTCCGCGACGAGGTGCATGTCGATATCGGCGGTTCGCCATACCGCTATTACCAGACCGATGAGATCGTCGCGCGTATCAACTGCGCTCCGTCGGACGCGCTTATTCTGGTCTGGGGCACGTCGCTGGGCGCCAACAATGCCACCGTAGTCGCCAGCCAGACCTCGCGAACGATAACCGGCGCTTGGGGTTTCCAGGCTTCGCAATGGGGCGCAAAGACCGATATCCCGCCCAACGTGAAGTTCCTGCATTTCGCGTTTAACCCGTTCGTCACGCTGGGCAGCCATAAGCCGCAGTTAGCCGCAGGGAACGGGACCACCGCGGCGATTTGGACCGAGCGCTGGGTCGATCATCCTGGAGATCAAGACCGGCTCACCCAGGATATGTTCATTGATGACATGCTACGGCGCGTGATGCCGACTGGATAGGGAGTTATACTTTCGCAGCCGTTGACATTGGCTGCGGCGCGGCAAAATCTTAGCGCGTTTCCTGACATGATCTCCGACACAAACCCTCCTCCCTGTTGCTAGCCGCGGCTTTGCCCCCAAACAAGCCGCGGCTCTTTTTGTGTGTACGAGAACGATTAAGGCCACGCATTTAAAACCAAAAGGGTGTAAGCATGCGCCGCGCCGATCTGTGGGACCCGGAACTCGAGGCGCGCGCAAGAGAATTATTCATCAGGGGACTGACCTGCCGTCAGATCGGGGATCTATTGCACAAGACCAGGAACGCCATTGTCGGCAAGCTTCAGCGCATGGGCTTGCAAAGGCTCGGGCCGCGGCCGGCCGGACAGGCCAAAAACACCAAGCGCGCCTATAACGGCGCCAACGGCGCCGCCGAGCAGCACCTGCCGGAAACGCTTGCCAAGCGTCGGCATGAGCCGGACCTGAGTTTTGCCGCTAAGGCAGCGCCAGGCTATGCCGGCAAGCCGCTTTTAAAGCTCAAATTCGGCCAGTGCCGCTATCCGATCGGTGACGGCGATCCGGCCGATTATCTATTCTGCGCTGCGCCGACGCTTAGCGCCGATTCGTCATGGTGCACGTTCCACCACGCTATCTGTACGCAGCGGGCGCATCCTATTGGGCGATCCTTTTATTCCAAGCAGTGAACGGCGTTCGATCGACATCCAGCAATAGCGGCCAATGAAGCACCGAATCGGCCGAAAGCCAGGGCTGCGGCCAATTCCACAGCGGCTGAACGTTAATGCCTTGCCCTGGAATCATGGCCGGATAATAGATCGAGGCCTGCGGACCATCGTTCGCGGCTCGTTCCAACGCCGATGGTCTCTCAATCGGCTTTAGAGGGACGTGGGCGCGTTTTGATCGGTAGCGGCCATCACAGGGCGCGGCGGCAAAAGCCAGCCCAATAAGCGTCGCCGTTGCTAATCGAATCATTTGGTCGGGCGGCGGCCTTTCGACCGCCGCGCGTTCTTGCTCTTACGATGTTTTATACCTAGAGCGAGAACCTCCGACTTTTCGCTGCTTGTCTTTTCGAGCCGGCGGAACAGAATAACGAGCTCGCCAAGCGCAAGAACGTGTCGCGCCGAAAGAAACAGTTCTGGAGTGCCTTGCTTTTGCACGGTCTTGGCGCGCTTGATTGAATCTATCGAGACCTTAAGCAAACGCCCCGCTTGCTTGCGCGTTGTGCCCTCATGGGTGCTTTGGCCCCCATGAGAACCCTTTGGCAATGCTGCGATTTTTGCTGCGATCATAGCCCTTTGACTTTCACTGAGATGTCGACGCTTCAAATTGACCGAAAGCACATAGCCAATTGGGTCCTCGCCGAAAAACTTATCATAACGCGGGGTCACATCGGCTTCTGCACAAGCGTCTTGTCGGTGAACGCCGTCAAGCACGCGCTCCTGATAGAGCATGATCGGCTGCAGCAGGCCATTGTGTTTGATATCGATAACGAGCTCCTTAAATGTTGCCGCATCCATTCGCGGGAAGAGCTTTGCCAGTGCATGCGGCAGATATTTTTTCATTTTACGCGTCCGGATTTGCGCCTTCGCCACGAGCTAAGCCTTGGGGCCGCGAAGATTGATCTTGGGGATCTCGGCAATGTCACGTTCAAGCTTTCCCAGATCGAGGGATCGGGCTGGCTCGCCTGGCGCTTGATCCGATCCATTCTCATCACCTGCTCCACCTCGCACCGCAGCAATTCGGTCATTGCCGTTCTGTACGCTTCCCGCACGGCGAAACGTGCCGGCCTTGCGTTTCTCCAGGATGCTCAAGACCGCGCTGCCGAGGGTATCGACCAAAAGTTCCATCTCGGCGACATGCGCCTGCAAGGCGCGGATCTTGTTGTCGTCGCCGGCCTTTTGCTGTGCCAGCACTTCGAGCTGGCCGCGGACGAACGTGGCATCGCCTTCGGCCACGCGTGCTCGCTCGATCGCCGCCTCGGCATCGGCTTTGGTTTTTCGCCATTCCCTAATACCCGTCTCTACGCTGTCTTCGCCGTCCTGTGTCATAGCATCACCCTCGTCGTTGCAGATTGCGTGCGCCAGGCGTCGATCTCGGCCTTTGCTGTGTCGCGTTTATTGCGCTGCCGTTCGTCCTCGAAGATTGCTACGCGATAACCGTCGAGCACCGCCAGATATTCCGGATCGGCCAGGGCTTCGCGTTCTTGGGTTGAAATCGGCATAGCGAAGACGCTTTCGGCGTGCACTTTCATAAGCAGCGCTTTCTTGGACTTGAGGAATTCGCCAAGATATAGCCGCTCGGCGCGAGCCTTCGCGCAGCACTCATCGGTCTCGCGCAATACCTCGATCGCGCGTTCCATGTCGCGGTCGGTCATCATGGTCTCTTGGCCGTTCATGGTCATCTATTTGACCTTCGGGCTTAGCGAGATCGCCCATTCGACCGCAGTGAAGGCCGGTAGATCGTTTGACGTGCCGCGCGCTATCCGCTCCATCCGGCGAAGCGTTGCCTTCGATAAGGCCTCGAAGGCAAGTTGGCGCTGAATGCTGTCGACCGCGAACCGCGACTGCTGATCGATGTCGAGCTTTTGCACGTCAATCACGTCAGCTTGGTTGCCGCCGTTTTTGAGCTTATTTCGCGCGCCAGGAATCCACCACGCGCGTAAATGTTCGGCGATCTCTGCGTCGTTCAAGCGGCGTAAGCCGACCGCCGGCTTGACGCAGATCCAGACCTGGTTGTGATCGCGCAGCAGCTTTCTGCGAGCATGGACGAGCTTGGGCATGGCTGGCTTGACCGGAACGCCGGCGATCTTCGTCAGTTCGCGATAGGTTGCGAGCTGGCCTTTTTCTAGTGCCTTCAGATAATTCACCAATGCTTCGGTTTCTCGTGACAACTCGAAGAGCTTTTTCATTTTATCTCCTGGTCGGGCGTAGCGTGGCGACGTGGGGCGATGAGTTGCGATGCGAAGTGATGCGGCGCGCGGCGGTGCGTAGCGGTGCGTGGCGGCGCGGTGCGGAGCGCGGCGGAGCGCCGCGCGGCGACGCGATGCGCGGTGGAGCGTTGCGATGCGCGGCGGAGCGCTGCGGCGCGCAGTGGAGCGGTGCGCGGAGCAGCGGGGCGGAGCGGAGCGCTGCGCGGCGTAGCGGCGTGTTGTGCGGTGATGCGTTGCGGCGCGACGCGGCGTGATGCGCGGCGATGCGTTGCGTGGCGAAGTGGAGCGGGGCGAAGCGTCGCGACGGGGAGCGAAGCGCTGCGACGCGCGGCGTGGCGTAGCGGGGCGGGGCGGGGCGGTGCGGCGCGTTGCGGGGCGGAGCGAGGCGCAGATCTCATAATTTAACATCTTGCCACTCGAATTTGACGGCGCGGAAGCGACCATTCGTGCCGCCTTTCTCGGGGCGAAAGCGGCCAATGCCGACGACGATCCCTGCTGCCTTGACGTGACGTTCGAAGACCTCGCGCGTAATTACATCATCCAAAATTGTGAATTCGGCGACGCCGTTCCACTTCGGGATCGTTGGAAATCGCCGCGGCACGCGCTTGCCAGAACCTCGGACGCCGTCGGAATTTGCCGAAATCTGTATGCTTTCGACTTCCTTCTGAAGGACAGCCTTCCCGTTGACCAGCGCCATGTCAGCGTCGCAGAAAAATCCTGATGCAAAAAAGTTCTTGTAAGTCGACGTGCGCCGGCCAGGCACTTTTTCGCCGAGTTTAAATGCGGCTGTGTCGACGCATTGCTTGAGCGCCATTGCCGGAACGCAGACCTGGCCCTCTTTATTGGTCGTGCATTTTTCGCGCCATGTGCGCTTATCGTAGTCGTCATGCGACTCGCGGTCCAGAAACGGCGTGTCATGTTTGGCTGATTGGCTGTAGGGCGAGCCGGGAATGTTTTCCAGATAGGCTTTAACGTGTCTCATGGTCAGTTCCTTTCAGGCGTTGCGATGCGGAGTGATGCGTGGCGTAGCGGGGCGTGGCGCTGCGGTGCGCTGAGCGGCGCGGCGTTGCGGGGCGCTGCGGTGCGAAGCGGTGCATAGCGGAGCGAAGCGACGCGACGCGGGACGTTGCGGAGCGCTGCGGGGCGTGGCGAGGCGACGTGCTATCGGCGAATGTATCGGCTGAAACTCATTCCGATTTCGCATCGGCTCTCCCATTCATTGAGGTCATCATCGTATTCCTCGTGCGTTGGCGGCTTGGCCAAGTGCTGGCGTGCCGCAGCCACGCATTCGTCAATGATTCGCTGCCAATAAAGCGCGGATTGTTTTTCGAGTTTGTTCATTCGCGATCCTTCGGAACTCGCGCCTCGAGCCATTGCACCATTGCCTTATATTTGGCCGCTGGCAGGTCTGGGATGTCGACGCCGGCTTTTTGGATAAAAAGTTGTGCGTCTTTCGCTTTCACTTTGGCCAGCAACGTTTCGATATAATCAGCCTCATCGGCGCTGATCGTCGGCTCGCTTGGCGGCTTGATCAACTCCGTCCGCTTGGCGCTTTGCGCGACTTCGGCGTCGTCGTCCTCGTCGCCCGCTATGCCCACCAAGGAGGTAAGCGAATAGCGCCGCGCATAGGTCAGGGCCGAGCCGAATTCCTGCGGCTTTGTTCCGGTCGGCAGCGGATACGCGCTTTTTAGCCATTGGCCGCTCGCTTTGTGGAACAGGAATGTTTCTAGCCACAGCTCATTGATCCCCGGCGTGATCAGCTGCGACCAGCCGAGGCCCGCCTTGGCCAGCGGCTCGCGGATCGCATCGATCACTGCGGCCATATCGGCATAGCGGTTGCCGAAATGCGGATTCTTCCGGTTATAGCCGGCGTTGCGCATCATGCCTTGCGCTTGCGCTAGCGCCTCCGCGAGCTGTTCGATCTGATCGGAACGATTATCCATTGCAACAATTGTGGTTTAGTATTAGAACGAATACCTCCAATAGGACCGAAATTGTGCCGATGTCAAGCTATAAACCCAAAGTCGGCCGGCCGCGGCTGGAAAACGCGACGAAGACCAATGAGCACACCAAGCCTTGGGAAAAGCGTGAGCCGAAAATGTCGCGCACCACTTGGTATCGCCGCAAGCGCGAAGCGCGCCAAGTACGGCAATCGGTGGACCGAATATAAGGGCGTTCGATATCAATCGGCACGCGAGGCGCATTATGCGGCCGAGCTGGATCTGCAGCAACGCTGTGGATTGATCGCCGGATGGCGACGACAGGCGAAATTTGCGCTCGAGGTCAATGACAGGTTTCTTACGTATCTTATCATTGACTTCGTGATCATGCGCAACGGCCAGCCGGACGAGTACATTGAAGTCAAAGGCCACCCGACCGCGGAGTTTAAACTGAAGTGGAAGATATTTCGCGCGCTTCGTCCTGATCTCAACGCACGGATTGTGAAATGACCACCATGGTCAAGTGCGTGGCGCAGGCGATCAAGGCGCAGATGATCGGAACTGCGCATGATGCCTTTTATGAGAAGGTAGCCCGAGCCGCCATTACAGCGATGCGGGAGCCGACTGAGGAAATGTTGGCGGCGTGCAACGGGTTAATGGAATGGCAAATGATGATTGATGCCGCCTTGGAGAAGAAGCCATGAGCTATGAGTTTTGCCCGAAATGCGGGACCAATCTGCACGGCGCAGTCGAATGCAAGCACTGCGGCCGAATGCCGACGGCGTTTTGGAAATATCGCACTGCGCCGCCGCGTGGAATGCTCAAAAAGCTTAAGGCTAAGCACCGCACAGAAATGGCCGCCAAAAATGCGAAACGAATTCAGCCGACTGACTAGGCGCTTGGCCTGGGCGCGCGCTAACGGCCAATGCGAGGGCCAGATCCTGGCGCCTGGCTATGGCGTTCGCCGCTGCAATTTCCCGATCGATCTCGGCGGCTTCGAATACGATCACATCATCCCGGACTGGATGGGCGGCGATAATTCTGTGGATAATTGCCGGCTGCTTTGTACGAAATGCCACGAGGAAAAGACCGCCAGCGACGCCGGTGCGATCGCTAAGGTCAAGCGCATTCGCGATAAACGTTCGAAGGCGTTAACTAGTCGGCGGCCTATGCCGTTTGGCCGCCGATCGAAGCTCAAGAAAAAAATCAGCGGCGAAATCGTACAAAGACGTTGACGAATCTTCCGAACAGGTTTTTAAAAACAGAGCCCCGCCGGTGCGATCGCACGGCAGGGCTTTAACGCGGCTGCAATACCTGTCCGCGTTAAATCCGAAAATTAGGTGAATGTCAATGCCGGGAACGGCGGTTTCCGGCGGCGGCTAAGCTTTGTACAGAAAAATAAAAGATCTCTCAGGTAGAGAGGCTAGCTCAAGCTCTTCCTCCGCTTTGAGGCTGAAAAAGAAAGAAGAAAAAAAGGAGTCTTCCGATGGTGGAGCTAGCTCAGAGTCTGGGGCCTGCCCTCACGCGGACGGAATGGGCCGATCGGCTTAATCGTCAATGGGATCAAATACGCGAGACGGCCGTGGATGGTTTCATCCGGCTCGGCCGGGACCTCCTCCAGGCGAAAGCAGACCTGCTAGCCAACTGCGGCCACGGCATTTGGCAGGTCATGCTGAATGAGGATCTCAATTTTTTGCCTGGCACTGCGCGCAAATTTATGCGGATCGCGAGTTCCAAAAACGTACTCAATGAGCGCGTTTTGGGAACTCTGCCGCCTGATTATAACACGATCGACGGTTTGGCTCGGCTGAATGACGCAACCTTTGCGCGGCTGCTCGCTGAAGGCGTTATAAATCCGGAGCTCAAGCGCAACGAAGTTGCGAAGATACTGCGCTTGGAGCGCGTTGCGGCCGACGAACAGCGCGTCTTGCAGCTCAGGCCGATCGCTGGGAAATTTCGGACAATCGTCATTGATCCGGCTTGGAAATACGACTGGCTTTCTGTCGCGGGCCGCGCCAAGCCGGGCTACGCAATGCAGTCGCAGGATCAATTATTTGATCTTGACGTTATGCAATGGGCTGAGCCGGAATGTCATCTATATTGTTGGACGACCAACAATTTCATGGCGAGCGCTTGCGAATTGGTGAAGCACTGGGGGTTTCAGCATCGTGTCATTTTAACGTGGGTTAAGCCGCCGCCATTTGGTTTGGGATCGTATTTTCGAAATAGCACCGAACATGTCATTTTTGCCACGCTTGGCGATACGACCACGAAACCGGCCGCGGCGTCATTGGCGACCCATTTCGAGGCGCCGCGCGGCGAGCATAGTGAAAAGCCTGAGCTTTTTTATCACATTGTTCGTTGCGCTTCCTATCCGCCTTATGGCGAAGCAAACCAGCGTCAGCCGCGTTCCGACTTCTCTAATTTGTTCGAACAGGCTGTGGCGGCGTGAAATTCAATAATTTCGAAGCAAATTTGAAATGGGCGCTCGAGCAAAAAGAAAGCGCCATCAGATCAGGCTTTTATGATCGGCTTTTTCCCGGAAAATACCAATTTGTCGACAATGATGAGCATTGGGCCAGACGAGGCGTTGATACGCTCGTCGACGCTGGGTCATGCACCTTATGGATAGATGAGAAGATCGTTAGAAAGCGTTATTCGGCGTTCTGTCTTGAAACTTGGAGTTGCACGGCAAGGGGACGTGAAAAAGACGGCTGGATGCGAAGCAGCGAAGCCGACCGGTTGCTTTATTGTTTTAAAACGTTTGCCGGCTTTTCTTGCTGGTGGATAGACTTTAAAGAGCTGCAGCGTTGGTTTTGGCCACGAATTCAGAATTTTCGGCTTCACGTCGAAGTGGAACAGAATCAAACCGCTAGCAGGCTGGTTCCTGTCATTCTCGTGGTTCAAAACGTTCGCTGTAAAAATTACGAAATATCGTTGCGATAATTGACTTTCGCTGCGACGGGCCACAATCCATTGTGGCTAATGGCGTGGTTAGTCGCTATGACTTGTCGGCATGCGCGTTGTCGCGCTGAGCTCGAGCGCGCCGGATTTGAGGCTTATACTCCGTTAATCAAGGAAAAAAAGACCATCCGCGGGCGCCGGCGCTGGCTGATCGGCTATCTGTTCGGCCGCTATTTTTTCATTCGCAAGACTGAACGATGGTCGGAGATCCTTGGAATCCGTTACATCGATGATATGATAAGGCACGATAATGGCTTACCGCCGCTTATCGCCGATCTCGAGATCGCTGCGTTACGATCAAGGGAGGTTAGTGGTTTTATCAATGTCCGAACTGGCTTCCGAAATGGTCAATTGGTACGGGTCAGGAGCGGTCCGTTCATGGGCCAAATCGGAACTTTTGCCGGCCTGGTTTCGCGAGGCGATCGCGAAGCCGCGTTGTTCGAATTTATGGGGCAAAGATCAAGGATAGAGTTTGCCCCAGGCGTGCTGGCTGCAGCGTAGTGTTGCGCAAATTATGCAATCGCCTGCTAGCTGGTTGAACGGTATTCCTTAATGCCGATGGCTACGCAATGGCGAAATCGATAGCGCTTGAGGGCTCGGCGCCCAGCGAAAGTGACATCAGACTGATGAAATATGCCGTCAAGGCGCTAGAGCTGTTGGAAATAAAGCACAAGCTCTCGGCGGCGGAGATTATCGCCATTCTTGATCTGGCGCTGACAATTGCCAAGGTCCATGACGAAGCGATTATGGGCTTGCGGCGGCGAAACTAATGCGACCCTCCCGAGCGAAGCTGCCTGCCACGCGGCCATTCTTGGTGAAGTTGACCGGACGGTCAGTGGAACTCCCGCCAAAACAGGCCGATGCGTACTATCGAACGGAGGGTCACCTTCAATGGCGAAGGATGGTCATCGAGCGAGCTGGCTTTGCTTGTGAACGCTGCGGCGCGGAACGGGTGCGCTTGTTTGCCGACCACATCAAGGAGCTCCGCGACGGTGGTGATCCCCTCGATTTAGCCAACGGATGGGCGCTGTGCGGCGCTTGCCACTCGCAAAAAACCTATGCGGAAAAGCGAGCCCGGATGGTTACCTATCGCTAGAAAAACAATTCCGGAAAACGAGTGGCCCTCCGATACTGGTGAAATCAAAGGATTGCTTGGCATCATGGGGGGGAGTGCCAGAACAATTTTGCAAATTTTGCTATGACCGCCACGCCGGCCACGGCCAGGTTTTTACGATAAAAAACAATGAGGTGGCATGAACGCGATAGAGCCCGAGGTCAAACGTAAACGCGGCCGGCCACGCAAAGTGGTGATGGCGAAGCTTGACCCGCTCGAATATTGCCTGAGGGTTTTGGCCGATCCGTCAGTGGGCGATGTGCGCAAGGACCGGATTGCGCGGCTGGTGCTGCCTTATTGTCACGCCAAGGTCTACGTGCTTAAGCCAGAGAGCGGCAAGCAGAAAGCCGCCAAGGCGGCGACCCTGGCGGCTTCTGGCAATGGCTGGGACGACGACTTGCGGGTTTAGCCCATTAATTCTTCCGGCGAGAAACAGGCCTGCACGGCGTCAAATCCAGAATAGCCAGCTTGGAATAGCCGATGCCACTTCAGCAGGGGGATCTTGCGCCGCCTATCGTAGCTAATGGTGGCATCGATTCGATTAAGCCAATCAGCAAAGGTTTGTTTGTGTTCCATGGTTATTTTCCCCATATTTCCGCTGCGATGCCAGTGCGGGGGTGCTGGTTCCACATTTTGGCAAGGTCGAATTCGACTCGGTGGTCCGACTTGGCATCCCAGACTAACCATTGACCACGAATGCAACGAGCTGAGTAATTGCGATCCATTTTGGCCAATTGGCGGGCTAACTGTTCGGTCATTGTTATCCTCCGTTCGTTGAAACTAATATGGTACTATTAGCGCAGGAGGTCAAGGGGGCCTGGAACACTTCGCTGCCGGACTGGAAAACTCGTATTCTGGCTGGCCAAACCCTGGTTCCAGATCTGCCGCTCAACCGCAAGGAAGTGTTCCATGCGTTGCGGATCTTCAAGCGGCTGCGGCTCCCGGATGTCATTGGAACTCCGACCTTCGGCGAAGCTGCCGGCGAATGGCTATTTCACATCGTCGAGGCGGTATTTGGCTCCTATGACCCAGTAACTCATGCCCGGCGAATTCAGGAATTCTTCCTGCTGGTGCCGAAGAAGAACTCCAAGTCGACCGCGGCGGCCGGCATTCTCGTTACCGCGATCATGCGCAACCGGCGTCCCGGCGCCGAGTTCAATTTCTTGGCCCCGACCATCGAGGTTGCCGGCATATCGTTTCGGCAAGCCCGCGGCATGATCCGGTCTGATCCTTTCCTGGTCAACAAGTTCCATGTGCAGGACAATATTCGGCGCATCACGTATCGCGATACCGATGCGTTCTTGCAGATCAAGGCGGCCGACGCCGAGGTGATCACGGGCGGCAAACCGGTCGGGACGTTGATCGATGAGACGCACTTGTTCTCGGCCAGGCCAAAAGCGGCCGATCTGTTCCTCGAGATGCGCGGCGCGCTGGCAGCGCGGCCGGACGGCTTTCTGATCCAGATCACCACGCAGTCGAAGGCGCCGCCGGCCGGCGTGTTCAAGACCGAGCTCCAGCGCGCGCGTGATGTTCGTGACGGCAAGCTACAGCTGCCGAAGCCGCTATTGCCGGTGCTCTATGAATTGCCGGAGGGCCACGACTGGCGCGATGAAAAGAACTGGCTGCTGGTCAATCCGAACCTTGGCCGTTCGGTCGATGCCGAGTTCCTGCGCTCATCGTTGATCGATGCGCAGCGCAAGGGGGCCGGCGAAATGGCATTGTTTGCCAGTCAGCACTTCAACGTCGAGATCGGGACATTGCTGCGATCGGACCACTGGGCTGGCGCCGAGCATTGGGACAGCCAGGCCGAACTCATGCCGCTCGACAGTTTGCTCGACCGTAGTGAGGCGGTCGTGGTCGGGATCGACGGCGGTGGGTTAGACGATCTCTTCGGGTTGGCCGTGCTTGGCCGCGAGCATGAAACTAAGAACTGGCTGCTATGGTCGCATGCTTGGTGTCATCGCGGCGTGCTCGACCGGCGCCGGTCGATCGCCGATACGCTCCTCGGCTTTGCCTATCGCCGCGAGCTGACCATCGTTGACGATGAGCTGGCCGATATTTCCGAGATCATAGCGTTGATTGGTCAGATCAAAGAACGCGGTCTGCTGGCGTCGGTTGCCGTCGATCCGGCCGGCATCGGCGAGTTCGTCGATGCGCTTGGCATTATCGATGTCACGCCGGAGAAAAAGGATGTGATCGGGGTGCCACAGGGTTACGCCATGATGAACGCGATCAAGACCTGTGAGCGCAAGCTGGCCAACGGCACCCTCAAGCATTCCGGCTCGAGCTTGATGTCATGGTGCGTCGGTAACCTGAAGATCGAGCCGACCGCGACCGCCATCCGCGCCACCAAACAGAATGCCGGTGACGCCAAGATCGACGCCGCCATGGCGATGTTCAATGCCGCGACTGTGCTGTGGCAAGTCAAGAAAGCTCCCGAATACCAGATGATTTTCGCATAGGAGGCGCTATGCCCCTACCTCAGCCGCACAAAGGCGAAAGCCAGCAAGACTTCGTGTCGCGCTGCATTGGCGCCGCGATCGATGACGGCACATTTCCGAACACGGTCGCTGGTCGCGAGCAAGGCGCGGCGGCCTGCTATTCGACCTGGCGCGATGCCAAGAAGCCGAAAGCCGTGGGCGATATGCCCATGGTCATCGATGGCAACGGCAACGCCCAGGCGTGCATGAATCCGGACTGTCCGCTGAGCGACAATGCCGACAGCGCCGATTGCCCGCGCGCCGATTGTCCGATGCATATGGGCGATATGAGCGTTTACATGAGCGGCCGCGCCTATTCGACTATCCGGATCAAGGCGGTCGATAACGAGCAGCGCATCATCGAGGGCATTGCCTCGACGCCGACGCCGGATCGCATCGGCGATGTGATGAACCCGCTTGGCGCCAAGTTTAATTTGCCGATGCCGCTGTTGTGGCAGCACGATTCGAAAGCGCCGATCGGCCACGTGACTTGGGCCGAAGCGCGCAAGGACGGTATCCCGTTTCGCGCTAAGATCGCTAACATTGCCGAGCCTGGCCGATTAAAGGATCGGCTCGACGAGGCCTGGCAATCGATCAAATCCGGCCTGGTGCGTGGCATGTCGATCGGGTTCAACGCCACGCCGGACGGCACCAGGACGCTCAAGAATGGCGGCTATCAATACGATGAATGGAGTTGGCTTGAGCTGTCGGCGGTGACGATTCCGGCCAATTCGGAGGCTTCGATCACGAACATTCGCTCGATTGATCAGGCAATCCGCGCCAAGGCGACGACGGTCAATCCGGCCGGTAATGCCAACGCCAATGCGCGCGTTGCTGCTGGCGATGTCAACGATACCGACCCGTGGTCGTTCTCGGCCGACGACGGCAATAAGCTTCTGGGTCCGTCGGGCGATGACTGGGCCAATTATGCGAAGTGGTTTCTAGGGACCGATCCGAGCGCGTCTGCTCAGACCAAAGATCGGTACAATTACCCGTTCGGCAAGAACGGCAAAGTCTACACCTCGGCGCTGCGGGCAATCCGTTCGCGCTCGGCGCAGCAAGGCGCTACCGGGGTGTTTGATGCGGCTGGCAAGCTGCTCAATAAGATCGAAGGGCAGGACAAGCCAGGTGAAGCATCGGCGACCGCGTCTGGTCAGAAGGCCAAATCCGCCGGCGTCACGGCATCCCGATCATTGAAAATCGAGAGGGCCAAGATGGCCAAGATGACAAATGCCGAGAGGATTAAAGGCCTCGAGGAAAAGCGCGCCGCCGAAGTGGCCGCGCGTGAAGCTATCCAGGAATTGGTGACCGACGAGAATCGAACCAAGGACGAAACCGAGCAGAACGAGTTCGACGAGCACACTGCGACCATCAAGTCGATCGATCGCGAGCTGGCGGACTGCCGGATGATCGAAAAGGAGATGATCGCGCAGGCTCGGCCGGTGCAGGCACAGGGTCTGGAAATCGGTTCTAATCCGGTCATCCAGGTCACGGCGCCGAAGATCGAGCCGGGCCGTGGTCTGGTTATGGCGCTTGGCTGTGAGCTTGCAGCGCAAGCGTTCCGTCGCGATGTGCTGGCGGTGGCGCGCGAGCGCTATCCGCAGTATCCGCAGGTAGAGAATTATCTGCGCCAGAAGGCAACGGTCGCGGTCGGCACGGTAACGAGCACGACCTGGGCCGGTCCGCTGGTGTACGTCCAGAACCTCGCGTCAGAGTTCCTAGAGTTCCTGGTGCCGCAAACGTTCTTCGGCAAGATTCCAGGGATCACCATGGTACCGTTTAACTCAAGGGTGCCGCGCGAGACCTCGGTGATCACGGCGCAGTGGGTCGGGGAGGGCAGGGCCAAGCCGGCGCAAGCCGAATCCTTCGACTCGGTGACGCTGACCTATGCCAAGATGGCGGCAATCATGGGTGTAACGGCCGAGCTCGCCCGCTTCAGCAATCCATCGGTTGAAATGCTTGTGCGGAACAACTTGGCTAAGGGCATCGCCAAGTTTCTCGACACGCAGTTCATTACGCCGACAGTGGCCGCGGTTGCCGGCCAGAACCCAGCGGCGATCACCAATGGTGCCGACACCCATGTCTCGGTCGGAACCGACATCGCGTCGGTCATTCACGATATCAGGACGATGTTGTTCCACTTCCAGGAGTACAATATTCCGACCGATAATCTGGTGATCATCATGCAGCCGGTGCTGGCAACGGCAATCGGGACGATGATGACGACTCTTGGCGTCAGGCAGTTCCCTGATATCAATGGCCAGGGCGGATCGATCCTCGGCGTTAACGTGATCACTTCGAACAACGCGCCGAGCGGACAGATGACGGCGATCCATCCGCCGTCAGTGTTCGTTGCCGATGACGGCGGTATCACCATTGACGCGTCGACCGAGGCGTCAGTGGAAATGGCCGACAATCCGACCTCGACCGATTATCATCTCGTTTCGGCGTTTCAAAACAACTTGGTGTTTGTGCGCGCCGAGCGTTATGTAACTTGGGTTCGCGGCCGGGATAAAGGCGTCTATTATGCGACCGGCTGCAACTACGGCGGAACGGTTACCGGATGATGATGCGGGCGCTCAAGCCATTGACTTATGCCGGCCGCTTTATGTCGGCCGGCGATGTTTTTGAGTTGAACGATCGCAGCCGAGACGTCGACCGCCATGTCCTGGTGCTGACACAACAGGCTGAAGACGTCGAAAACGATAACGCGCCGGTCTCGCGTAAACGCGGGACCTATAAGCGCCGTGATCTGCGGGCCGAGGAATGAAGATCCTCGGCCTGGAAATTTCGTTTGCCAAGCAGATACCGCCGGTTCCGTCGCCGTATCTGTATGATCGAGGCTGGTTCCCTGTCGTGCGGGAACCGTTCGCGGGCGCGTGGCAGCGCAACCTCCCGCTCCCGGTCCAGAACGCGCTCGCGAATTCCACGCTCTATCGTTGTGTGACGATGCCGGCGGCCGATGTCGCCAAGATGCGGCTGAAATTGATGACGCAAGTCGGCGAGGTCTGGAAAGAAACCACGGCGCCGGCGTTTTCTCCGGTGCTCAATAAGCCGAACCGTTACCAAACCCGCATTCAGTTCTTCGAAAGCTGGATCATCTCGAAGCTGCGCACCGGCAACGCCTACATTCTCAAGGAGCGCGACAACCGCAATGTGGTGACGGCGCTCTATGTGCTCGATCCGTATCGGGCGAAGGTTCTGATCGCGCCGGACGGCTCGATTTATTATGAGCTAAATACTGATCTGCTCAACGGCATTCCGGAACCGCAGGTCACCGTTCCCGACGACGAGATTTTGCACGATCGCATTAACTGCTTATTTCATCCGCTGTTCGGGATGTCGCCGCTTTATTCGACGTCGCAGGCCGCGCTTGCCGGCCTGAACATGCAGGAGTTTTCGGCGCAGTTCTTTACTAATGCGGCGCGGCCGTCAGGCGTTCTGACCGCGCCTGGTAATATTCCGCAGGCCGTGGCCGATCGGCTCAAAACGCTTTGGGACTCCCAATTTTCGCAGGCGAATCAGGGCCGCGTCGCCGTGCTCGGCTCAGGCCTCAAGTTCGATGCCATGCAGCAGAACGCGGTCGATAGCCAGCTGATCGAGCAACTCAAGCATACCGATGAGACGATCTGCGCGGCATTCGGCATTCCTGCCTTCATGGTCGGCGTTAAGGACCCGCCGAACTACAACAATGCCGAATTACTTGATCTGCAATATTACAAGGGCTGTTTGCAAAGCCTGATCGAGCATATCGAGATTATTCTGACTGAAGGGCTTGGCTTGGACGCTGCCGGTTATTCGGCCGAGTTTGATCTGACCGGCTTGTTTCGCATGGATAGTCAGACCCAGATCAACTCGTTGGCGCAGGCCGTTGACAAAGGCATCATGACGCATAACGAGGCGCGGCAAATATTGGATTTACCGCCGGAGCCGGGCGGCGATGTGCTGATGGCGCAGCAGCAGATGTTTTCGTTAGAAGCGCTGGCCAATCGCAGCAACGCGCCGCCATTGCCGAGCGCGCCGCCGCCTGGCGCTTTGCCGCCGCCGGCGCAGGCGATGGATCAGCAGCGCTTTATCGCCGCTCTACGCAAGGAATTCGGTTGTGCTGCTTGAGGAAACGATCGCGAAAGAACTGGCCGGCATCGTCAACGAACAGATCGCGTTTATCGCGCGACGGGTCGACGCGCTGGAAGCGCGCGCTCCAGCCAAGGGCGACAAGGGCGATCCTGGCCAAAAAGGCGACAAGGGCGATCGGGGCGAGCCAGGACTGGCTGGCGCGAACGGAGAACGTGGCGACAAGGGTGAGCGCGGCGAGAAAGGCGATAGCGGCCTATTGGGCGAGAAAGGCGAGCGCGGAGAAAGAGGCGAGCGCGGCGAAAAGGGCGAGCCTGGCTTCGTTGGCCGTGACGGACTGCCAGGGCTCGCCGGGCGTGACGGCAAAGACGGTTCGCCCGGCAAGGACGGCGCGCCGGGCAAAGACGGCAAGGACGGTGTCGATGGGCTCGGCTTCGAAGACATGAGTTTGAGCTTGTCCGAAGACGGGTGTTCGGTGATCGAACGTTACGCGCGCGGCAATGTGGTCAAGGAGATCAGCCGGCGTGTTCGCGGTCGCTATTGCGGTCCGTGGAAGCATGGCGAGACTTACTTCTTCGAGGATACGGTTTCCTGGGCCGGTTCTGGCTGGGTCGCTATTGCGCAACAGCCCAAGGGTAAGCCGGGCGAATGCAAGGACTGGCAGCTCTTTGTCAAGAAAGGCCGCGATGGCAGGGACGGTGAGCGCGGCCCGATTGGGCCAATGGGGCCGGCCGGCAAGGCCGCGAGCTTCTAGATGTATCGCTTCGTTAACGTAGTGCAGACTGCTACGACTTACGATTTGACGACCGTCGCTGCGGCGAACACCTATCTGAATCTGACTTCGTCGCCGACCGGCGATGCACAACTGCAAGCCGAGATCACCGCGGCATCGCATATCATTGCGACGCAGTGCGATCGGTCGTTTGCGGCCGAAGAAGTCGTCGAGACCTTTGTCACCGAACGGCCGGGCGAATGCATTCTGGGCTTCAAACTCGATCGTAACCCGGTGATCAGCTTCAGTTCGATCGACATCAATGGCCAGCCATTGACGCCTGACCAGTACGATGTCGATTACCTTAAAGGAATGATCCGGCTTAGCTATCTTCATTGGCCGTTCGGCTTTTTGGGTCCTGGCTTCGGCGCTGGCTTCGGCACGTTTCGCATTGCCGTGACTTATACCGGCGGCTATCTGTTGCCGAGCAACGCCCCGCCCAGCCTTGCGCTTGCCTGCCATGCGCTGATCAAGGAACAGCGCTTCGCCAAGCTGCGTGGCGATCCGACCATTCGTAGTGTCGAGCATGGCGATTTGCGGATCTTCTATCAGCAGGGAACTGCCGCATACACCGCCGGCCAGGGCGCATTGCCGCCGTCGGTGCAACAGCTCATTGCGCCCTTTCAAGAGCCGGCTCAAGCGTGAATCAATACTGGGATATTCCAGTCGAATGGTCCGGCGCGACCGCGTTTGTTATGGCAAGTGGGCCTTCGGTCTTGTCAATCGACTGCGAACGGCTGCGCGGGCAGCATGTCATTGCCATTAATACATCGTTTCGTGTTGTGCCGTTTGCGGAATATCTGATCTTTGCCGATTCGCGGTGGTGGCAGCATCATCGTCATGAGCTGCAGACGGCTTTTCCTGGCCGCATCATCAGTTGTTCGGTATCCGAGCGCGACCAGCGATTGCTGCGGCTTCGCCGAACCGGGATGCTGAGCGATGCGCGTGATGCCGTGATGTTAATGGCGACGACGACGACAGGAGCCCTTGAGCTTGCGGCTAAGCTGGGCGCGGTGCGGATTGTGGTCCTGGGGCTCGACGGCGGTGTCGGGCCGGATGGTCGAATTCATCACCACAAGGCACATCCGTGGCCAATCTTGCAGGGCTGGCAGGCGCGACACCGCGCCGATCTGGTCAAAATTGCTGGGCCATTGAAGGCTCGCGGCGTCGAAGTTTTGCTTGGCACGCCGGGCTCGGCCTATGCCGATCTTTGGCCGACCGTCAAGCTCGCCGATATGCTCGGCGCGGAGCGTGCCGCCGCTTAGGCCGGCGTTGCTGGTCCGAGGCCAGTGGGGCCTTGGTGATAACATTTTCGCGCGCGCCTTCGTCAAGGAATTGGCTAAGGTTCATACGCTCTACCTTGAGACGCCATGGCCGGAAATCTATTCCGACCTTGAAGTGCGGTTCGTGCGCGGTCAGCGCAGCTTAAGGACGCAATTAAAGAACATCAGCAGGCAGCCGGCGACCCGCTGGGTTCCAGCGCCTAATTGCGCCATTAGAGCAGTTAATTACACTGGCCGTGAGCTGCCGGGCATGAATATTCCGCGCGCGCTGGCGCGATGCTTCGGTGTTGGCGCGAACTGGTCGGCCTGGGATCTGCCGGACTGGGGCCTGCAATGTCCGATCAACGGCGACAAGCCAATTGCAGTTATTCGTCCTGTCACGGTGCGCAGCGAGTGGTTCAATTCGGCGCGAAATCCGTTGCCCGAATATGTTCGCGAGATCGCTGCCCGGCTGATGTCGACGCATGCCGTTGTTTCGGTCGCTGACTGCGATGCTTCGGAAACTTTGATCGGACCTGAAGCGCCGTGCCACGTCAAGTTACATCGCGGCGAGCTGCCGGTGCGAGAATTGCTGACGCTGCTGCGTCATGCTGACATCGTTGTCGGCGGTGTCGGCTGGATCGTTCCCGCCAGCATCGCGCTTAAAGTGAAGGCCTTCATAATCCTAGGTGGTCATGGCGCGCATAATGCGCCGGCCGTCGTCACTGATCCGGCAATGGAGTTGAGATGGATCGGCTTTGCGAAACCGAGAGCGTTTTGCCAGTGCTCGAACATGCGTCACAACTGCGACAAAGCGATTCCCGACCTGCTCGAGCAGTGGCTAAATTACTGGGACCGAGTCAGAGCTTTGCCAGCGGCCTCGCCTGGTGGGACTGCGGCGTCGGCTGGTATCCGGTGACAGGTCAGCCTTACAACGGCGCGTATTTCGAGAAGTATTGCGGCTATGGCCGCACCAAGATGGGCCGTGATCTGAACAAGGCGCGGCTTGATTTTGTCGGCCGATATTATCCGGCAGGAATGCTTTGCGACGTTGGCATCGGGTCCGGCTCATTTATCAATGCGCGGCGGCAAACGACTTTCGGCTTTGACGTTAATCCGGCTGCGATCGAGTGGCTTAAGCATCGCGGCTTGTTAGTTGATCCCTGCCTGGTCAGATTCCCGGCGGTGACGCTTTGGGATGCGCTTGAGCACATCGAGGATTTTTCGGCCTTGCTGCGAAACTGCAAGCAGTGGCTGTTCCTGTCGTTGCCCGTTTTTCGCGACCGCGAACATGCCGAGCGGTCCAAGCATTTTAGGCCCGATGAGCATTTCTGGTATTTTACTGCTAATGGCTTGACGCACCTGCTCGATCTGTTCGGCTTCGAGCTGGTCGCGCAGAACGACATGGAGACTTTGTTGGGTCGCGAAGACATCGGCACTTTCGCATATAGGCGCCGTGATGCCTGAAGTTGGCCAGAATATCGAGCATTGGCGCGGCAATAGTCTGACGATCGAGATCAAGATCTCGGATCAGAGCGGCAATCCGATCAACGTGACCAGCGCCGAGGGCAAATGGTGCATGGCGCGCAACGCCCAGGCCAAGGCGGCCGGCGATGTTTTTGTGCAGAAGAACAGCGACACCGCCGGCGGCGGCATCGTCATCGAGCCGATCACGTCCGACCCCTACGATTACATGATAGTGACGCTGCATCCGATCGACACCGAGAACCTTATTCCCGGCAATTACTACCACGAGGCTGAAATCGTCGACGGTGCCGGCAATATCTACACCGTTTGCGTCGGCAAGTTCAAATTGCAGCCGGCAGTTTTGCCGCCGTATTCGCCGTGACCGAGGCGCCCGAGCATCGCATCACGCTTGGCCTGACTCGCAAGTCGCTCGAGGGCACGGTCATCTATGCTTGTCCGCAATGCGGCGCGCCCGGTGTTCTTCACGGCAAGCTGGTCGGCGATGTCTGCCCGTCATGCGGCGGCCTGCGGCGCCAGAATAGAATTCTGGGCGAGCTTTCGGCGTCGTTGCCGAAATGGATCTGGAATCTCGTTCTCGCTGGAAAATGGATCGCAATGAAGCTCATCAGCACATAGGAGAAGCCGTATGGCGCACATGCAAGAGCAATACGTCTGTCAGAACCCGCACATGACGACCTCGTCAACGCGGGCAACGGTCGATGGCGAAGAGATGACGGTCAGCGTTGATGTACTCGAAACGCAGCTCGTTGCCAAAGACACTTCGCTTGGTTCGATCACACTTCGCTTTAAAGGCGCCGAGATTGATGGCGCCAAGGCGATCTTTGTCAACGATGCACCGATCACGGTGACGTTCGCGACTGCATGAGTGTCGTCAAACTGCCGGCGCGGCGCCGGACGCGCGCGGTTCATCAGGCCGTTCACAAGCTCAACCTCAATGCAGTCGAGCGCGGCAAGCTTCGTCACACTGCGGTCGCGATCGTCGAGGCCAAGCGTGCTGTCGCGATCGAGCCGACATCGAAAGAGCTGTGGTCGAATCTGGCGACATTCTTCTGGAATGCGCGCCAGTACGACGAAGCGATGGCTTGCTGCGATCGCGCCTTAGCGCTGGACCCGGAGTTTCACATCGCCTTTTTTAACAAGGCCTTGATTTGCGAGGGCCTGGGACGGTTCAGCGAGGCCGAGGGTTATTTTACGCGCGCGCTCATCGCCAAGCCGACTGACGAGCTGGCCGAAGATGGCAGTAACATCAAGCGCTGCCGCGGCATGATGCGGCTGTCGCTAGGCCAATACGCCGAGGGCTTTGCCGACTACGAAGCGCGCATCCCCTATACCCGCGCGATCGGCAAGAATACCTATCCGCATTTTCCCGCACCGTACTGGGACGGCGAAGCGGGTCTGAAAGGCAAGCGTGTTTTTGCCTGTATCGAGCAAGGCATCGGCGACACTATTCTGTTTTCGCGATTTCTGCCTTGGCTAAAAAATAGGATCGGCAACGCCGGCAAGCTTTATCTTTGCTGCGCGCACGAGTTGATGGTCTTGCTCTGGGAATTCTCCGACATCGTGGAATGGGTGCCGGAGGGTGTGCCGATCCCGCTATGCGATTATTCGGTCGTGCTCGGTTCGCTGCCGCATTTTTCCGGTTGCACGATGGAAAATCTGCCGTTTGATCTTGGCTACATCCGGCGCCGTGCTGATACCCAATTGCGCATCGGCAGAGCTGATGTCCCCGACGCGCCCGATCCCGATGCGTATCGGGTCGGCATCTGCTGGACCGGTAACGCGGCGCAAGAGCGCAATGACGAGAGGACTATTCCGCTCGAGTTGATGCTTTCACTCGCCGATCATCCGCACGTTTGGCTCTACTCGCTGCAGGCGCAAGGTTCGACCGATCTGCAGCGGCTCGGTGCGAACGACATCGTATTTGATCTCGGGCCGCAGTTGAAGTCGCGAGGATTGACGGTTGCAGCAACCGCGATCCTGCAGATGGATCTCGTCATCACTTGCTGCACATCGATTGCCCATCTGGCCGGTTCTCTCGGCGTCGAGGCCTGGGTGGTGCTGTGCGAGACGCCCTATTGGGTCTGGGGCCGAGACCGCTGTGATTCGGCCTGGTACCCGTCGCTTCGGCTCTACCGGCAAAGTCGGACCGACGATTGGAAAGAGGTCATGGGCCGCGTTCGCGACGATCTGATCGATCGCGTCGATGCCCGTGGCCGTTCGCCGGCGCAATCAGCATCATAGGAGAATCAACGTGGCAAATTCGGCAACCGCGACCTATGCGGGTCGCAGTCTCATCTGGGCGTTTGTCAAGGCGGCAGGCTCGCCGACCGAGCCGAAGAATATCGGATGGGGTTCCGGCGCGACGACCGCTAGCGCTAACGGTGACGTCGCTTTGTTCGGTCCGCAGACCGAAGCACGCGTCGCCGGCACCTCATCGCTGGTTTCGACCTCATATCTTGCCGATACCTATCAGGTCACCGGAACGATCACGGCGACCAACTCCAAAACCATCACCGAAGCCGGCCTGTTCGATACAACTACGGCAGCCTCGACGTCGGTGATCGCGACCTCGTCGCAGGCGTCCGGCGCGACTACGATCACGCTCGGCGCGACGATTGGGCCGGCGTCGGGCAATTTCTACATCCAAGTGGAAAACGAGTGCCAGCTGGTCACGGCAGGCCAAGGCACGGCAACGCTGACCGTAGTGCGCGCGCAACTTGGGAGCGCTGCGGCGGCACATGCCATTGGTGCAACGGCGACATCCGGTGCGGATGGTCTAGCCAACACCAACGCGACGCTTGGCGGCCAGACCGCGACTTATGCGAACACCACGGCCAAGGGCGGCTCGCTGTTTGCACATGCAGATTTTGCTGGCATCGCACTGAATAACAACGATTCAATTCTCTTTACATGGAAAGACCAGCTCACGGTTGCATTAATCAGCATTGCAACCTCCAGCATTGTGTGGCAGCTCATAGGTGGATGGCATGGATTTACCGCATAGTCCGAATCAGAAGGTCAAGGCGATCTGTTCAGATGAAAGCGACAGCGCTCAAACAGGTCTCTTACGATCCTTCCGTCTTCGATATTGAGACCGTCGAAGAGGCTATGCGCGTTATCGTTACGCCCGAAGCAGGCATGTCTACCAAGCTTCGCTGGGAACGCGAAACGTTGGCGCTGCTGGATCTGATTGAAAAGCATTCCAGGCTTAGCGAGGATAGTTGCGTTCTTGACTGGGGCTGTGGCATCGGCCGATTGGCAAAGCCGCTGATTGCCAAGCATCGATGCGAGATCATCGGCGTCGATATTTCGCCGAGCATGCGGGCCTTGGCCAATTGCTGCGTTGGCGCCTGGTCGTTCATGGCGATGCCGCCGGAGATGCTCGGCTGCTTGCTGGCCGAACAGTGCGAACTAGCCTTGGCGGTGTGGACGTTGCAGCATGTTTTAGACTTGCGCTCGGACGTGGCCAATATCGACCACATGCTGCGGCCTGGCGGGAGGTTGTTCGTCGTCAACAATGTCCGGCGCGTTGTGCCGAGCGCGGCCGGATGGCTCGATGATGAGATCGACGTTCGCGCAATGCTGCAGGATATTTTTGTCGAGATCGAATACGGCCAGCTGCCCGAAGAAATTGCGCCGGGAAGCTTTCGCGACAATACCTTTTGGGCGGTCTATCAGAAATAGGACGGCGTGAGATGCCTCGATTGCGCGTGATTTTCCTTGCCGGCATGCCCGACGATCCCAACACATGGCAGGCCGCCATGTGGGCGGACGTGCCCGCTTCCCGTCAGAGCTTCTATGCTCATCCAAATCCTACCGGGGGCACGCCATATGCATCGGCGTGGTCGGGCGCCACCGCGGCCGACAATGCCAATCTGCAGAACGGATCAGTGGTCGAGCGCGTGATTACGCAACGCGTCCCGCCTGGAACCAATATTTCTCAGGTCGAAACTTTTCTGCAGAATCAATGGCAAACTTTTCAGAACGACGTGAACAATAATAACCCTTGGGTGCATTACGGTTCGACCTGGGATGGCACGACCTGGAACGTCGTGACGGTGACCTGATATGGCAAACAGGGGCATATGGTCGCTCTTTGGGTCAAACCCGACGACGGTTCTTTCCGGCGCGACTCTTAATGCACTCGGCTCGGCGACGATGTCCGCGGCATCGGCAACTTACGCCAATCAGACCAATCTTGATCTGCTTTGCGACATTGAAGTTTTTCTTGATACGCTGTCGCCGAGCGCCGGCGCTTATGTGGCGATCTATATTCTGGCGGCAATTGACGGCACTAACTTTCCAGCACAATCAGCCGCCGATTTGCGTCTGACATCGACGCAATTATTCTGCGTGATTCCGGTCGGGACGACTGCGTCGACCACGCAACGCGTAGCGGCGCGAGGCCTGATATTGCCGCCGCAGCCGGTGCAATTCAAACTCGATAATCAATGCGGCGTTGCTCTGGCATCCACCAACAACAATTCCGTGAAGATCGACGCCTATAGCTATAATCTTAACGGCTAGAGAATGGCTCGGAGTTTCAATGGCAGCAGCGATCTCATAACCCTCAGCGGAGGTTTTGTCGCCAATGCTAGTGCCATAACGTTCTCGGCGTGGTTTAGTACCAGCTCTGCTACTAGCTTTATTGACGTTTTTTCCAATAGCAGCACCGGTGACGCGAGCAATACTTTTTCTGTTCTGCAAGTGAACGCCGCCGGCGCCGGGACGCTAGGCATGGTCTGGCGCGATCCGGCTGCTGTTAATGCTATCGCGACCGTTGGCAGCACGGCCAATAACGGTGCATGGCATCACGGCGCCGGCGTTCAGACCGGCCTGTCGAATCGTGTAGCTTATCTGGATGGCATCGCGGGGACTGCCGATACGACCGCGGTCGTGTCAATGGCAGGCGCAATCGACACTGCGCGAATTGGATGCGTAACGCGAGCGGGCGCTTCCGTTGGTTTCTTTCCGGGCTCAATCGCAGATGTGGCATGTTGGAACGTGGCATTATCGCAAGCCGAAGTTGCAGCGCTGGCTAGGGGCGTTCGGCCTGGCGCTATTCGGCCGGCCAACTTGCTGGGGTGGTGGCCGCTCGATAGCTATGGACATCCGGCGCTCGATCTATCAGCGGCAAGGAAAAACGGAATCCTCGCCGGGACGACATTTGTGATTGGCCCGCCATTGATCTCTGCGACGCCTGTTTTTCACCGATCGCCTGGGGCGCCGTTTGATTTGCCGATAATTCTTGGCAAAGCGATTCCGCAATTTACGGTCACCCGTCAGTATGTTCAGCCAATCAGCCAGACGCTTTAGGCCATAATGTGCTGCCGTGCTGGGGCACGATTCCGCAATGGAAAGGCCGGCGCTGTTATGTCGAGCCGGTCAATTGGGCCGGCGATGTCGCCGTCATTCTGATTCGGACGCGCAGATCCTGGGGCCACAGCAATGATTGGTATTTGGCATTTCGGCGCGACGAGATCATCGGCACGCTGGTTATGGCACAGACCGTGGTTACGTCGTCGCCCGGTTCGAATCAGACCGTCACGCTGCGGTCCGACTTCACCTCCGATGCTACCAACACGGTCGAGGTCATTGGCGGCGGCGGCCGCGGCGGGCATGGCGCGTCGACTTCGACATCGGGCGCAGGCGGCGCGGGCGGCGGCTATGCCAAGATCGTAGCATATGCCGGAGTGTCTAATCCGACTTGCCAGGTCGGCATTGCTGGAGCCAGTGACGGTGCGGCGGGCGGCAATACCTGGGTCAATGACACTGTTTTTCCGACAGCCGGCACCAACAAGGTCGGCGCGCAGGGCGGACCGGCTCTAGCGTCGGCTACATCGGCAACCGGCGTCGCTTCGTCATCGACGTTTTACACCAATCCGGCCGCCGGCGCCGTTACCAGCCGCGGCGGTTTCTCAAACAGCGCCGGCGCGTCAGCGACCGCTGGCGGCGGCGGCGGCGGCGGCGGCGGCCCGCATGGCGCGGGTAACCCGACCTCAACGACGGCCTCGACGGCTGGCGGCTCAGGCGACGCCGGTTCTGGCGGCGCAGCTGGAACAGCAGGCTCGCCTGGAGGCGCTGGAGGCTCGCCGGCTGCGCCAAATTATTCCGGCGGCGGCGGCGGCGGCGGCAATGCCAGCCCATCTACAGGCGGCGCTGGCGGCAGCTACGGCGGCGGTTCGGGCGGCGGCGGCCGCTCGACGGGCGCTGGCGGCGTTCCGGGCCAGGGCGTTATCGTCTTCACGCAATTCAAATTCGCTCAGTCGCCGTCGCTGTCTCTGCCACAGGCCATTACGCGCGGCGGCCAGATTCCGAAAGCAGCGACGTTCGGCGTTTGGCCGCTGATTTACGGGACCGCTGCCACCGGCGGCAAGCCGACGCTTTATGGCAAGGGGCTCGCCGAATTCATTACGCTAAACCTGGTCGTTGCTCAGACTCTGGCGACCCTCTTTGGTCCGGGCCTGCATGACGTCAAGACTTTGCTGCGGGGTTTTTCCAAGTCGCTCTCGGTCGGCATCGCTGACGTCAAGACTTTGATTCGGCGCTTGCCACGGACGATTACGATCATATCGCCGCATGTCGCGACTTTGGCGGCGATAAAGGCGCTGTCAAAGCCCATTGCGATTGCTGGCGCGCAACTCGTCGCATTGCTCCATCGTGCGGCGCATATCATCGGCCTGACGATCGGCCAAGGTCATTTGATGGCGGCCGTCAAGCGCTCGTTGCACGCGATTGCAGTCGCTATTGCTGACTCGAAAACGCTGGCTTCGACTAAAGCTGCGCTGCGCACTATTAGCGTTGGCATCGGCGATTTAAAGACCCTGGCCACTAACCTGATCAGCGGCCAGGTCACTTATCCGAAGACGATCGCTTTTACGACCGCTGACGTTAAGATACTGGCCAAATCAGCGGCTCGCGCCATCGCCGTTTCGATCGGCGATCAAAAAACACTTGCAGCCACTAAGAAGCTGTTGCGAACGATCACAGTTTCTTGGCCGCAATTGTTGACGCTGACGGCTAAGACGGCGCACCTATTATCTGTTGCCGTGTCCCAAGCTGAGGCGATCGTTTTGGCTGCGATCAAAGCGCTGCTGCGCAGCTTCGGCTTGGCAAGTCTGCAATTAGTGACGCTGGCAGAACGCGCGGCTAAGGCGCGAGCTGTGCTTATCGGTCAAGCCGAGACCGTATCTCTGGCCGCAACCAAGGCGCTGCAGCGGGCGATCGCGGTTGCGAGCGCACAATTGCTCTCTCTGGCGCGCCTGATTGTGCACGTGATCAGCGTGGCCTTGGCCGATGTCAAGACGCTGGCCAGACGGCTATCGCTTTCGTTGGCGCTGTCGGTCCGCATCGGCGAATTCGTTCAACTCATCATTCCCGGCCGCTTGACCGTCTACGTATCGCAGGCCGAAGCCGTTACGCTTTCGGAAATCAAGAAGCTGCTGCGGACCATTTTGGTCGCGATCGCTGATATCAAGTCGCTCGCCCGGCGGTTGCCCCGCGGCATCACTATTGTCAGCCCGGCACAAGTGATGCTTGCGGCGCTGCGGATGCTGACGCGGACGATCGCGGCTGCCGGCGCTCAATTAGCAACGCTCTCACGAACGGCCGCGCATCTCTTAGCCTTGTCGATTGCGCAGGCAGACGCCAAGATTTTGACGGCGATCAAGAGCCTGCAGCGCTCGATCACGGTCGCTATCGTTGACTTCAAGACGCTGTCGGCCAATGTGTCTGGCGTCATTACGAAGGCGCTGACGATAAGCCAGGCTGATTTGAAGACCGTTGGCCGGGCGATTCGCCATCAGCTTGTGCTTTCCCAGGCTGACCTCAAGACGCTTGCGGCCAAGGCCGCACATCTCTTGACGGTTGCGCTGTCGATCGGCGAGTTGTTGACATTGGCGCGGCTCAAGGCGGCCGGCAAGCTGATCACGCTCAGCAGCGCCGAGTTGGCCGCGCTGATACCGCTGCGGCAATTGCTCCGAACGATCAGCGTCGCCGTCAGTCAACTCGTGACGTTGGCGCGTAAGGCTGGGCTTAACGTAACTGCGTTGATTTCGTCGTCGCAGCTCATCGTTCTGGCCTTTAATATCGCTAAGCGGCTGAACTTGAGCATTGCCGATCTGAAGACCTTGACGCGAGCGCGGCCGCGCGCCATCGCGCTGTCGATTGCTGATCTAAAGACGCTGGCTACGTTGCGGCTTCGCATCGTTGCTTCCGCGATCGCGCAAGGTGCTGTGGTCTCTTTGCGCAGGTCAGCGCGAAAGTTTGTTGCCGTCGTGCAAGCGTTTGCTATCGTGCTGCGGCGCAGCGTGCACAGATTCATCGCGCTCGCGCAGGCGCAATTGTTCGTGGCGCGTGCCAGCCACTTATTCAAGCAGGTGATTATGTTGGCCGTTGGCCTGCTGATCCGGCTATTCGAAGAAATACGCGGCGGCATTAGGCGCATCATCGCCTTGGCCGGTCGCGTCGATAAGCTGGCGATGTTGCTGGGCAATGTCATTCATGATGCGCTTCTAGCAGGCTCAGTTGTCAAAACGTCGCCGCTCGACGGCGACGTCGCCAAGGACGCTGCGCTTCGAGGTTCCGTCGTGCCGAGCATTACCGTGAAAGGCGATGACATCGAGAAATGATTCCCGATATTCAGGCATTGTTATTCAATCCGATCTATAGCGCGCTCGGTGTGCCGGCCAGCGTCAATGGCGTCGACGTCACTGTGATTGATCATACCACTGGCATCGCCGTCACTGATCGCATGAATGTCGAGACCATCCGTCCGGTTTGCTACGTGCGCACTTCCGAGCTGGCGGCTAACAGCATGGCAGTTGCTGACCTGCTCGAGGGCGAGCTGATCGTCAACGGCGAGACTTGGCGCATCAAATCGACGCGGCTGCGACCATCACCGACCGGAGAATATCTTGGCGAGGTCATGCTGATCCTGTTGATGGAAGGCTATGACGGATCGGCGTGAACAAGTGCTGGCGCAGCTGCTGGTGCTGATCGGCCAGATCCCCGGCGTTACTTTAGCGGCGCGCAACTTGGACGAGATCACCGAGGTCGGCGCCGGGCAGGCGCTGGCCGTGCTCTATGACGGCGATGAACTCGCGCACGACAACCCGCGGGCGCGCGGCACTTCCGGCAACGTCATCTACATGACGCCGGAAATCATCATCTCGCTGGGCGAAGTGCCGGAAACGGTCGGCACGACGATCAATGCGTGGCGCGTCAGTCTGATCAAGAAGATTCTGTTTGATCCGACGCTGCCGACGATCTGCGGAATGCTGCCGCATGGTGCGGTCCGCTATATGGGCTGTTCGACCAGCCTGCATCCCGGCCGCGCCGCGCAAGTCATGCTTACTGCGCACTTCGAAATCGGCTACTCGCTCATTCCAACTGAACTGTAAGGAGAAATGCCATGGCCTTTGAATCACTGGGACCCGAACCCCTCAGTTCCGGCCCGTTGACGCATCTCGGCAACGTCAAGAGTTTTCTCTATACACCGACGGTGGTCATAAAAGACCACTTCTCGAAGCAATCGCCGTTGCGCGCTATCGATCTCTCGGTCGTCAGCCAAGTTTCGGCCGAGATCAAGATGCAGCTCGAGGAAATCAACCAGTATAATCTCTCGCTATTCCTGATGGCGCAACTCGGCGCCACTGCGCATCTGACCGGCCTTACCGATACGGGCAAGCAAGGCACGTTGACGTTCACCGGGACCAACTCGATCGGCGCAAAAGTTACGTTCAGCGGCTACGTTCAGATCATTCCTGGCGGCGATTTTGCAGTGCTGGAGGATACCGACAATTTTGCGTTTCTGCCAGTCAACGCCAAGGTTCTGCTCAACGCCGGCGGCTATGGCGTCTGGACGACCAATGGCGTGACCTCGCCGAATACGATTAATTACTCGATCAATCAGGGCACGGTCGACTTTCAACAGGTGACCGGATGAGTGGGCTGGCTGATCTGCTGCCCGGGCCGAAGCAAGTCGAGATCGATGGCAAGAGCTTTGCCGTCAATGGCTTGTCATTAGCCGAGTTTACCGGCTTACTGACGCGCTTTCCGATCCTCGACGACTTGTTTTCGGGCAAGAAAAAGGACCTGTCGACCGGTGACCTGTTGATGGCCGGCAATCCGGCGGTCGGCGCGATCATTGCCGCCGGTTGTGGCCATCCGAGCGATCCGCAATGGGAAAGCGAGGCCGCGGCGCTGCCGGCGCAGCATCAGGCCAGGTTCCTGGCCTCGATCGTCTCGTTGACCATGCCGCGAGGCTTCGGCCCTTTCGCGGCGGACCTGGCGACGGTGCTGACCACGCTGTTTCCGCCGACGCCGGATCAGGTCCGCGACAAAGTCCTTCAGAAAGCTATGCGGAAGCGATCGGAGCTCTCATCGAGTACTGGGGCGGCGCCTACGACGCCGTCTGGCAACTCACGCCACGACAGCTTGCCGCCTACGGGCTCCTGATCGCCAAGCGCAATAAGCGCATCGAGGAGCGGATCAAAAGGCGCCGATGAATCTTAAATTCAATGTTCCGGCCGGTCAGTGGATAAAGGCGACTGATCTTTATCAAGCGCTGATGGCGAAGGCGCTGACCGGGGCTATGAAGGACGTTGGAAAGCTCGGACGCGATCGCGGGCGCCAGGCTATCGCTGCAGCTGGCTTCTCTGACAGGTTTGCTAATTCGCTAGTCGCGAAACTGCCGACGCAGGATAGTCTCGCGCCAACAGCCTATATCCACACTACTATCAATTATGCCGACGTATTCGAGAGGGGCGCTGTTATTACCGGCAAGCCCTATATCTGGCTGCCGTTGCCGACGGTTCCGGCTGGGCCAGGACGGCCGCACATGACGCCCAAGCAATACGTTCAAAACGTCGGGCCGCTGGTGACCATGCATCGCGCCGGCAAGCCGCCGATGCTCGGCGCGCGCGTCGCGATAGGATCGCTGCGGCCGCAGCCCTTTGGGCGATTTGTCGGCCGCCGTGTTCTTCGCCGCGGCATATCGATGCGCCATGCCGCGCAGCAGACCCAGGTTATTCCGCTGTTCGTCGGTGTTCCGTCGGTGAGCATTCCGAAGAAGTTCGATGTGCATGCTGCGGTTCAGGAAGTGTTTAGCCACTTGGACGAGTTTTATCGGCAGCAGTTCGAGGATTACGACGGCAGAAAAACGAGCTTCCTCTAATGGCGATCAAGGAATTCATTTCTCTCGAAGGCGTTGACGAGGTCAAGGCGCAATATGCCGGCTTGGCGACGTCGGCCGAGCAGACGTCGCGGGCTATCAGCGAAGTCGGCGGCGACATCAATGTCCAGAACTTGAATGTCGCGCTCAAGCAGGCCGGTCAGGGCTTTAGAGAAACGGAAAGCGGCGCGCGTACTCTCACCGAATCATTACACGTTCTTCGCCCGGTCCTGCAGGAGCTCGGAGTTCACGTCGGAGGCCTAAGAGAGTTTAGCGTCCTTGCTCGCGGAGGTCTCGAGGGTCTTGCTGTTGCCATTGCTGGCGCGGCCACTATAGCGCTGATTAAGTTCAATGATAGCCTGCAGCAGACTCAGGCTATTCTCGGCGACTTTCTCGGCAGTCAAGCAAGGGGCGCCGCTGCCTTCGCCGCGATATCCGACAGCGTTGACAAGGTAGGCTCGTCAGCTACTGCGGCGCTGCCTGGAATCGAATCATTAATAGAGGCGCTGCAAAAGACCGGCGCAGTCGGCGGCGGCACTTCCGACGCGCAGATCAGGAAGATAACCGAAGCATTTGATGGATTATTCGCCGGGCTTCGTGCCGGACATGCCTCGATAACGGAAGCCAACGCAGCCTGGACGGCATTTACTGCGGCGCTGTCGCAGCAAGGCGCATTCACCGGCAAAGTCGCCGAAACTTTGGCCAAGTTCCCCGGCGCGCTCACGTTGCTCAAGCAAGCGTTCAACCAAGGCCAGCTTTCTAATCAGCAATTCATAGCGGCCCTAAATCAAACCCCGCAAAGCATCGAGGCAACGATCGCCGCGATGCGCCGCATCAGTGCGCTGTTGCCCGAATCGTTCGATCCGGCGAAACCACAGTCCTTTGCCGATGCGGTCGATCTGATATGGGAATCCTTCAAGAAAGGCTTGGGAACGCTCAGCGCTGCGGACTTGAAGAGCTTTGAGGACCGTCTGGGCAGCTCAACGATCGCTGCTAGGGAGCTTGGCAAGGCGCTGACCGCGATCGGAGCGGTAGTCCTCGAGGGCGCAACGTCAGGAATTGCCGACATCAATAGGGAAATAGAGAACGGGCAGCGCTTCATTGCCAATTACTCGGCGCTCTGGACCCAGTTCAAGGTTCTGATAACGACGCCGGTCGATGCCAGCGGGACCACTGCGCCGATCGTCGAGCAATTTTCCAAGTTGACGCAAATGTTCCAGGATATGAAGCGCACCGGCTTTGCGCTGCCTGAGCTGGATCCAAAAAGCAAGCAAGATCTCGAAGACGCCACCAAGGACGTGAAGACGGCCAAGACGGCGTTCGAGGATTTCAGTCGGACGCAGTTCGGCAAGGGCCAGTTCGTCACCATTGGTGTGCAGGCCGATACCAAGCCGGCGGAGCAGCAGCTTGTTCAATTTACCGAATCGCCGCTGGGCAAGGGTAAGTTCGTCACCGTGGAGGCCAAGGTTGATTTTCCGGAGGGCGTGCCGTTGCCGCAGCCCAAGCCGGCCGATCTGGCCAAGCTTCAGGAAGATGCCAAGGCAGCATTTACTGAATTGTTCAATGATGTACAGCGGGATGCCAGCGCCGAAGGCGAACAGCTCGCCGAAACATTGGGTAAGCCGATCGATTTCTCAGCGATGGTCAAGGGCTTTGGCGATACGATGCAAGGCCTGATCGACGCCGCTGGTCGCGCCTGGGAGCGCTACAAGGAAATTCTGACGCAGCAGATCATCATTCCCGCACCTCAGGTTCAAGGCGCTACTAGCGGCAGCGTTTTCGAAGCTGCTCCGCCAGGCACGGGCGGCGCAGGCGGCGGCCTGATCACCGGGCCTGGCAGTACGACCAGCGACAGCATCTTGGCTCGGCTTTCCAATTTCGAATACGTGGTCAGAGCGTCGGCGGTAAAGTTCTATGGCGTCGATCTGATGCATGCCCTGAACGCCATGCAGCTGCCGCGCGACTGGTTCAAAGGTTTCAACCTGGGCGGGCTGGTGCTGCCGCCGTTTCCGCTACCGCCTCGGTTCGCCACAGGAGGCCCCGTGGCGGCGCAGGGACGGTCGCTGACGCTAGTTCTGGACGGGCGGGCATTCGCCCTGGCCGGATCGAAATCGGCCGTGGACGAGCTCGAGCGGGCCGCGGATCTGCATAATTTGAGCCGAATGGGTCGGGCGCCCGGATGGGTCCGCTAGATGCCGGCCCCGCTGTTCCAGACCCTGTTGTTTTTCGATCATCTGGGCATTCCGCTCTACTCGGCGCGCAACCTCAAGCAGACCCTGACGCCGATTGCCGCTGCCGGCGCCAACGTGCAACGCGACATCAACGGCACGCTGGTCAATATCGAAACCGATCTGCCGTTTCTTAAATACTCATCTCATATCGAATGCGGCGATACTGATACGCACTTTCCGCTGGCTTTCGATGGCATCTGGCCAGGCCAAGTTTTGACCGTCAATTGCGTCTCGGAATTGATCACCAGCGGAACGCCGGCGCGGCCCGTCGTTTCCGGGTCGCAATGGACCGACCCCGGCGGTCTTATTCATTATCGCCCGCAGCTGCAGATGATGATCACCAATTGGTCGAGCCAGGAAACCGAATGGGATGCGACCGTGACGTGGTCGATCGATCTCGAGGAGGTCTGACTTGTGCTGTTCTATTTTGCCTGGGTCAACAGCTCGGAAACGACCTACAATCATGCAACGCACGCGCGCTATGACGAGAATGTGTTTTCGTTCACCATCACGCATCGCGAGGGCGAATGCGCGCAGCTGTCATTGACGATCAAGAACCCCAAAGTGGGGCTGTTATCAACCGGGCGCAAAGTCTGGTCGTGGCTGAGCTTCAGCGACAGTGGGACCGCTGGGGCTCAGCCGCTGTTTTTTGGCCGTTTGCTTGGCATTCCGGACATGGCGGGTTCGAAGACGGGCTTTGCCGAGCTTGTGACACTGACATTCGTAGCGAAGCCGATCGACTTTGCGTTGCAGCGTCGGGCGCTCGCCGAGGCACTCGCGGTGCTGCCGTTCTATGACAGGCTTTTTATCGACCCAAAACTGCGCCTCTCTAGTGCCGATCATACCGGCGACGTCGACACCGCGCTTGAGGCGCGGTCGGCGCGCTGGCACTGCAGCCGCGGCGAAAACGGCCTTCCGCTGCACGTCTCCTACAGCGACATCTGCATCGGCGAGGACGGCACCGAGATCTTTGAAAGTTCGACCGGCGCGCCGGCCGGCGTAGAGCCGACCTCGGTGAACCTACGCGTCTCGGGCGCGCCGATGACGTCGGTCACGGTCAAGGCTTCGGTCGGCTGGACGCAGAAGTTTCCGACGGGACCGGCCATCCATATCGCGTCGTTCGATTTTGACAGTTACACGGGCGAGTCAGTTGTTTCGAACTGGCCCAAAGTCGGTGCCAGCTTGGGCGGCGGCTGGGCCGCGGCATCCGGTACGTTTGCGATCGATCTCGCCGATGTCGCCGACCATCCGATTACGCAATATAACTACACCTGGCATAACACCGCCAAGCAGCACAATGCCGGCGATCCGATGTCGACGACGATCAACACGTCGACGCCGGTCGAGACCGGCAGATATATCAAGCAACTGCTTTACGAGACCAGCCAGCCTGGCATCATCTGGGCCGGCGCGTTCGGCGCACCAACCAATGCGCCTCCCGCTTTCCCTCAGTGGGCGACGTTGCCTGGCGCGACCGATCCGTCCGGCGATTCCATCAACATCCCCATGCATTACGATTCGCAATGGGCTTTTGTGCCGGCGTCGCAGATCCAAGCCTCTCTTGCTGTCACTTACGAGCAGGGCGCGGCACGGACCGAGCATATTAATTTCACGATGGATTCCGATATCCAGCCGGTGTTGACCGATCCGGCCGATTACAACACCTCATCATCGGCCAACCCGCCCGACGAGACGATCCTGGAGATTAGCGGCGCCGACATCACCGTGCCGATCGACGGCGTGGCGCCGCTGACCGATCCGTCGGTCGCGCATTACTTCGCCACGCCGCGCGGCGTGCAGTCTATTGAATACCTGCTGTTACGCGCGCGAGCCTTGTTGCTGAACGGCGCGCGGCTGATCGAACTGACTTGGTCGATCCCGTTCGGGCGCGCGGTCGGCCTGACCTGCCGCAAGAACGCGATGCTGTTTTGGGCAAGCCTGCCTCATGGCCAAGCCGGCGGCAAGATTAGCCAATATACGATCAGCGCCGACGGCAGCACCGGCAAGATCGGCGGCACTGTCACCGTCATGGCCACAGTCGGCCATGGCATCAGCGAGACGACGGAGCACGCTGGCGCTGCCGGAACGAGCTACGCCGTGAGCGGCTATGTCGTTTCGGGATACGACGAGACTCCCGGCAGCATGACCGTCATCATCGGCAGCGGGCTCAGCGAGACCTCGGGCGGCCTTTCCGACATCGCCTATTCGCCGCCGGTCGTGAGCGCAGCTAATAGCCCACTGCCATTGACTGCTGCCGATATCCTGGTCTCGGCGAGGGTCGGCGGCGACGTGAACGAGCAGGAGCTGCTGATCAAAAATGCTTTGCTCGGCGTCTATTCCACCGCATCGATCGATATGACTGCGAAGAAGAACGCCTCGTCGCTAGCGTCAACGGCGGTTACGCAGGCGCTCGCCGGACAAGATATTTTTGTCGAGGTCGTGCTGCGCACGGTCGCTGATGTCGCGCTCGAGGACGCCGAAACTCTGATCGTGCAGCCGCTCCTGGTTCCGATGACGATCAACCTGCAATGACGGTCGTCATCTTTGAAAAGATCGTCAGGCCCGCGCAGCTCGGCATTATTTCGCCGGTCGCATTGCCCAATGCCGGCACCAAGTCGGCGCCCAGCGCCGGCAACACTGTGACGCTCGACTACGGCAAGTCCGGTTCGGCAAAAGTCATGCTCGGATCGCAGACAATCGACCAGACCTATTATGCCGTCAAGAAAATGCGCGAGAAGCCGAAGCAGTGAGTTTCAATCGCGTTGTCAAGCGCAAGCGAATCAAGTTGCCGGGCGGCGCGACCGTCGATGTGCCGGTTATCGTCCAGATTTCATTTAAGGACAATGTCGAACAGGCACAGGAAACCACGCTTTTTATTGATAATTCCGCCAACGCCAATCGCGACGTTCACATAGCGTCGGTCCTGGGCAACGCCGCCGGGTCGGATGAGACCGGCAATGGCGGATCATCCGGCGATACGTCGTCCACCTTGCAGGTCGAGCGCGTCGATGTACTCCGCGCCAAAGACGTGGTCGACCAAGCGCAAGAGACCTTTGTTTATTTCGACAGCAGGACGGTCAATCAGCCGCCGGCCGCACCGCCGTACTTTTTCACGCATCAAAAGACTCATGTCGTCCGGTATATCAACACGCCCGATGACGGTAATTGGATCGATGCCGAAGTCATCGATCAGTTTATCGTCAAGGATGCGGCCAGCCAGGCACAAGAGACGACTTGGTTTCTGAACAATCCGCCGGATGCCGTGCCGGACGGCTGCACGGTGGGACAAACCGATGACGGCAAAACGACGATCGCGGTTGACCCTGCGCTTGATGACATAACGGACAGCTCCGGCGATATCGATCCGGCATGGCGGCTTGACCCGTTTCAGAACATTGTCGATTTCAGTGGCGGCGGCGTCTGGCTGGCATTCGGCCAGGTTGGCAATCGCCCCTACAGCTACAGCGTTACGATCCAATGCCCCGGATGCGATGATCTAGGCGGCATCACCGGCACGCCGCCGCCGCCGCAAAGCGACAGTGGCTCCGACTATTATCGCGATGTGCCAATTTTCAGATCTGCGGACGGGGTCAATTGGCAGAAAATCGATATCTCTAATAATCTCAACAGCGGCTTCGG